AGTAACGGAAACGGGTAGAAAAATGAGCTTTTCAGCAGACCAGATTGTTGTACGCCGCGTCGAGGAATTGATGCCCTATGCGCGCAATGCGCGGACTCACTCGGACAATCAAGTCGAGCAACTTGCGCAATCGATCCGGGAGTTCGGCTTTACGAACCCGGTCCTCGTTGATGGCGACGGCGGCATCATCGCCGGCCACGGGCGCGTCATGGCCGCCAAAAAGCTCGGCATGGATACCGTCCCCACCATCCGCGTCGATTGGCTCAACGACGCCCAGCGCCGCGCCTACATCCTCGCAGACAACAAGCTCGCGCTGAATGCCGGATGGGACGAATCCATGCTCGCGCAGGAACTCGACGAGTTGCGCGTCGACGGGTTTGACCTTGGAATGACAGGATTCTCCACGCGCGAGATCGACGAACTCCTGGACAGCCTTGATAGCGAGCACATTGGAATGACGGAGGACGATGCGGTACCGGAAGTCCAGGCCGATGCAGTCAGCCAGCCCGGTGACATTTGGCACCTTGGCGACCACGTCCTTATGTGCGGCGACTCAACCGACATCGAGCACGTCAAAACCCTGCTCGGCGCCGCCGGCCTGGCCGACATGGTTTTCACCGACCCACCCTACGGCGTCAATTACTCCGGCAAGGGCTCGGTGCATGAATCGCACGTCCGCGCAGCAGCACTCAAGGGCGCACCGGCAAAAACGAAGCACAGGCCGATTGCAAACGACGCACTCAACGACGAGCAGCAGCTTAATTTCTGGCGCGATGCATTCATCAGCGTCGCGTCCGCGATCAAGCCGGGCTCCGCGTATTACATCTGCTCGCCGCAAGGTGGCAGGATGATGATGATGATGATGCAGGCCATGGCGGAGGCCGGTATTCCGCAGCGCCACGAAATTATCTGGCGGAAAAACACCTTCTCGCTTGGACGCGCCGATTACCACTACCAGCACGAGCCGATTCTCTACGGATGGAAAGAAGGCGCCGGCCATTCATGGTATGGCGGCCGCGACCAGACATCCGTCTGGGACTTCCCGAAGCCACAAAAATCCGACCTACATCCAACCATGAAGCCCGTCGACCTGATCGAAAAAGCATTGCGCAACTCAAGCAAGGCCGGCGACATGATTCTCGACCTTTTTGGCGGAAGCGGCTCGACCATGATTGCCAGCGAAAAGACCAACAGGCTGTGCCGGATGATGGAGCTTGATCGCCACTACTGCGACGTCATTGTTCGCCGCTGGCAGGAATTCACCGGCCGCCGCGCGGTTCATGCGCTGACATCACAACCATTCCCGGCGTGAGGTAGCACATGGCACTCGTCAGCCTCCGGGAGTTCGCCAGGCAGCACGGCTGGAACCCTGGCTATGCCCACAAGCTCAAATCGCGCGGCGTCCTGGTGATGCGCGACGAAGGCGGTAAGGAACTGGTCGACGTGGAGGCCAGCAATGCCGCCATCGATGCAGCAAAAGACCCGGCCAAGGGGTACATGGCCGAGGTCAATTCGGCGCAGCGCCAGCGCCACGGAAAGCCCGAGTCGATGGATATTGACCGGGCCGATCCTGTCGGAAACTCCGGCGCCGAAAGCCGGCAGTCCGGTACCAGCAGCAACGCCACCTATCACCAGGCAAAGGCCGCCAGCGAGCTTTACCGCGCCAAGCTCTCCCAGCTTGAGTACGAGCAGCGCATCGGAAAGATGGTCCGCACTGACGACGTCAGGACGGAACTAGCCAGCCGGATCACCCAGGTTCGAGACTCGATCCTGCAGGTTCCGGCGAGGCTCGCGCCCGTCATTGCGGCCGAATCGTCGCCAGCCAGGGTGCGCGACCTCATGGAAGAGGAACTGCGGCGCACGCTTGAGCAACTGGCAGCACCTCTTAATTTTGGAGAGTCCGAATGAAACCGGCCGACGCAATCCTTCTGGTCGATGGCGTCTTTGCCGAATTCATGCGACCACCAGAATCNNTNACNGTTAGNGANTGGTCNGACAAGTACCGNTTCCTNTCCGGNAANGCATCGTCNGAGCCNGGCCCNTGGCGAACGGAGCGCACGCCCTACCTGCGCGANATCATGGATTGCCTGTCGGCNCGNTCNGGCATCGAAGAGGTTGTCTTGATGTGCGGCGCNCAGCTNGGCAANACNGAGTCCGGCAACAACTGGATCGGCTACATTATCGACGTCGATCCCGGCCCGATCATGGCTGTGCAGCCGACCATTGACCTGGCGAAGCGCTACTCCCAGCAGCGAATCGGCCCACTTCTCTCGCACTCTCCCCGCCTGGTCAAAAAGGCCGCCGAGAACTACTCGCGCGACGACGCCAACACGACCTTCATGAAGGACTTCATTGGCGGAGTCCTGGTGTTGTCCGGCGCCAACTCGGCAAAGAGCCTGCGCTCGATGCCTGTGCGCTACTTGTTCATGGACGAAATTGACGCCTATCCACTCGACGTCGACGGCGAAGGCGACCCCGATCGCCCTGGCAGAACGCCGGACAAGCAACTTCCCGAACCGGAAAACTCCTCAAGGTCTCGACACCGACGTTGCGCGGGTTTTCCAGGATCGAATCCGCCTATCTGGCGTCCGATGGCCGCCGGTACCATGTGGCCTGTCCGCACTGCGGCGAGTACCAGGCGCTTGAATTCGGCGCCGACAAACCCTACGGCCTGAAGTGCCGCCGCAACGAAAACGGCCCACTGATCGAAACCACCCACTATCTATGCCGCCACTGCGGAGCGGAAATCGAAGAACACCACAAAACCGCCATGCTTGCCGGAGGGAAGTGGGTTGCGTCTCGGCCAAACGAAGGCAGGCCGGTAGGATTTCACCTTTCCAGCCTGTACTCGCCGCTCGGGTGGGTGACCTGGGCGGAGATCATGAAAGACTGGATCGATGCTCGCGCTGCAGAAAAAAGCGGGGACGCCACGCGAATCAAGACATTCACAAACACCGTCCTCGCCGAAACATGGGAAGACCAAGGCGACCGCGTGGCCGAACACGAACTCACCCGCCGCGTCGAAGACTACGCGATGGGCACCGCCCCGTTCGGATGCCTGGCGCTCTCTGCTGGTATCGACGTCCAGCCCGACCGTCTGCACTTGCTGGTGTGGGGATGGGGGCGCGGCGAAGAGGCGTGGCTTATCGACCGCAGGGTTATATCCGGCAGCCCTGAAGAGCATGCCACATGGGATGCGCTGGACGAAATTCTCCGCGCGCCGTTCCCGCACGCATCCGGCAGCCACCTCATGATCGGCGCCGCAGCCGTCGACTCCGGCGGCCACAACACCCAGGCCGTTTACAACTACGCGAGGGCTCGAATGCATCGCCACGTCCTCGCCATCAAGGGCAGCAGCCAGCCCAACAAGCCAATTCTCGGAAAGCCGAGCGACATCGAGGTCAATCATCGCGGCGTCAAGATCAAGTCAGGCGCAAAGCTCTGGCCTATCGGTACCGACACCGCAAAGGCGCTGATTTATGGTCGCCTCCGCCTTCTTCCTCCAGGAGCCGGGTGCTTCCACTTCCCGGCCGCCGTGCCAGGAGAGTTCTTCGAGCAACTCACCGCAGAGCGCATGGTCACCAAGTACATCAAAGGCCACCCGCGCCACGAATGGGTCAAACAGGTCGGGCGCCGCAACGAAGACCTGGACTGCACCGTCTACGCCTACGCCGCTGCGCTGTACCTCGGCATCAATCGCTGGCGGCAAGCGGAGTGGGACAAGATCGAGGCAAAGATTCAGCCGCAAGTGCGCGACCTTTTCTCACAACAGGCCCAGCCAGCACCAACCGCTCGCGCGGAGCAGCCGGAGCCAGACCATACCGAGCAGCCGCTCGCCATGGTTCCGCCGCCTGTAAAGCAGCAAGCAAGACGAACCGTCAGAAGCGGATACCTCCGGTAGCGGAAATCCCGCCGACAGACCCGGCAGGCCATGCCGTGCCAGCATCGCCGGCATGGCCTATACAGAAACCGACCTTGCCGCACTTGAGCGCGCCATCGCCACGGGCGAGCGCATGGTGCAATTTGCCGACCGCCGCGTCGAATATCGCAGCATCGACGAGCTGATTCGCGCCCGCGACGAAGTGCGCCGATCCATTTCGCCGCAGCGCGCCCCACTCTCCGGGCGCACCTGGGCAGCCGTCCAGGGCGGAAAGGGGCTGTGATGCTCGGCAAGCTGCTCTCCAAGATTCTGCCGCGTGCCTCAACCCATGAGGGCGCATCGATTGGCCGCCGACTGCGCATGTGGCTGCCGTTTGACTCCGGCCCGAAGCGCGAGCACATCACCTTGCCAATGCTGCGCGCCAGATCCCCGCGACGCATGCCGAAACAACCCCATTGCCCGAGCGGCCGTGGAACGCATGGTGACCGACGTCATCGGCGCCGGCATCAGCCCAAAGCCGGTGATCGAATCCGAAGCGTTGCGCATGCGCCTGATCGATCAATGGGAATCCTGGTCGGCGGAATGTGACGTCGACGGCCAGACCGACTTTTACGGGCTACAGACACTGGCCCTGCGCGCCATGCTGGAATCAGGCGAGTGCTTTGCCGTACTGGATACCAGTAGCGCTGCCGGCATCCCGCTGCGCATTCGGCTGCTCGAATCAGACCACCTTCCGTTCAAAAACGAGAAGCTGAAAAACGGGAACATCATTGTCGACGGCATCGAGTTCGACGCCAAAGGCCGCCGTGTAGCCTACTGGCTGCATCCGCGCCACCCTGGCGATCCAGTGGCATCATCGACCGCCGATTCAATGAACGAACCGCGCCGCGTCACGGCTGACCGCGTCATTCATCTGTTCGAGGCCACGCGGCCAGGCCAGATACGCGGCGTTCCGTGGCTGGCCAGCGTCCTGGTCCGCCTGAAGACGCTGGATGAATTCAACGACGCCCAACTCGAGCGCCAGAAGCTGGCCAACCTGTTTGTCGGCTTCATCCGCCGCCCGCCGCCAGAGCCTGGCGCACAAACCATTGGACCGGACGGCCAGCCGCTTTCCGACGACGAAGAGCAGCCGCCGCTAGTCTTTGAGCCGGGCATGCTGCAGGAGCTTGGGCCTGGTGAGGACGTCACGTTTTCCGAGCCACCCGGTACCAGCACCGGCTATCTCGACTTCACCCGCGCACAACTGCGCGACGTGGCGTCGGCGCTCGGCATTCCCTACGCCATCCTCACCGGCGACTTCGATAACGTCAATGATCGCGTCGTCCGAGTGGCGATCAACGAATACAAGCGCCGGGCGATTGCCATGATCCGCAACGTCCTGGTGCCGAAATTTTGCGCGCCGATCCGCAACGCATGGTGCGACGCCGCTGTTCTTGCCGGTGCACTGCCGTCCAACAAGCCGGTCAAATCCACCCGCTGGACGCCGCACGGCTGGGCCTACCTGCACCCGGTGCAGGACGTCCAGGCCGACGTCTTGGCGATCAACAACAAACTCAAGAGCCGCAGCGAAGCGCTGCTCGAGCGCGGGTACGACGCCGAGTTGATCGACCGTGAGATTGCCAGCGACATGGCCAGAGAGCAGCGGCTCGGCTTATCTGGAAATCGCGCCGACAGACGCGAACCGGCCAATTCGGCAGCATGACCATCACTTACAGCACTTGCTGAGGAATGAAACAATGAAAAAATGGTACTCCATCCAGTCCAGCGCTCAGTCCGGCGCCCCAGCGAAAATCTCGATTCACGACGAGATCGGCGCCTGGGGAGTTACCGCGCGCGACTTCATCCGGGATTTTGATTCACTGCCGCAAGACTCGAACATCGAGTTGTCCGTCCACTCTCCGGGCGGCAGCGTCTTTGAAGCACTGGCGATCTACCACGTGCTCAATCGAGCGAAAGACCGCATCACCGCCCGCGTGGAAGGCTTGGCCGCATCGGCAGCCAGCTTGATCGTCATGGCTGCCAGCCGGATCGAAATGCCCGAGAACGCCTACCTCATGATCCACAATCCGTGGGCCGTGGCCATCGGCGACTCGGAAGCAATGCTTGCCATGGCCGACATGCTGGACAAGGTCAAGGGAAGCCTCACCGCAATTTACGTCCGCCGCACCGGAAAGTCCGACGAGGAAATCGGCGCGCTGCTGGACTCTGAAACGTGGATGACCGGCGCTGAAGCCGTCGCATCCGGCTTTGCCGACGCCGTAATTGACGCCGCGCCCGTATCCGCAAAAGTATCAGACGCGGCCCGCGCTCATTTCATGAAACTTCCACAAGCGCTCTCAGCTCAGGAGTCAATGCCTGCAGATGAAGTTGCATCTGCATGCGCTGACGCCGGGTTTGGAAAGCTCGCCGCCAGCCTGATCCGTGCCAAAGCAACCTCCGCAGCCGTCACCGCCAGAATTGGCGAAGCGCAAGAAATTGTCGCACTCGCCAAGGCTGCCGGCCGCCCAGGAGACGCCGAGCCGATGATTCTCAACGGCCTATCCGTCGAGGCCGCCAGGGAAAAACCTGATCGCCGCACGCGCATCCGGGAACCCCGGCGTCACCGGACAGAACTCGGTGACCAACTCAGGATTCGAGGCGCCCGAAGAGAACCAAGGCGATGGCGATGGCAAGCCGGCTGCCAGCATCAATTTCCGCAGCATTTATTCCGCCCGCCAGGCGGCCAACAAACCCGCCTGATCATCAAAGGAGCAAATCATGAACCTTGGCATTTTCGATTCCAACAAATTCAGCCTGCAAGAACTGACCGCCGCAATCAACGAAGCGCCAGCCCTGCCGTCGCGCATTGGCAGCCTCGGGCTGTTTGCTGAAGAAGGCATCCTCACCACCAACCTGACGGTTGAAAACGAACGTCGACACCCTGGCGTTGATTGCAAACCAGAGCCGCAGCGGCACCCCGACCGGCACTGGTGGCGGAACCCGCTCCGTTGTTGTCTTCCCGGACCACCCACCTACCGACACTGGACATCGTCACCGCCGACGACATCCAGAACCTTCGCGCCTTCGGCTCCGCATCCGAAGAGGAAACCATGCGCACATTCGTTGATCGCCGCTTGGCCAAGATGCGTCGCCGCCTGGACGCCACCATCGAGTATCAGCGTATCGGCGCCATCAAGGGCAGCATCATCGACTCGGACGGCACCACGGTGATCAGCAACCTTTTCACCGCCTTCTCACTGACCCAGCAAACTGCAACCCTGACGCTTGGCACCTCCACCGCAGATATTCGCGGGGAAGTCCTGGCCGCCATGGACAAGATGGAAAACGCCCTCGGCGCCGAGCCCTATTCTCGCGCTCGCTGCCTGTGCGGCAAGACTTTCTTCCGCGCGCTGATTTCTCACGCTAAGCTGGAGAAGGCATACGAACTGTACGAATCCGGCATTTTCCTGCGCAACGACCCGCGCAACGGCTTCGAGTTCGGCGGCGTAACCTTCGAGGAATACCGTGGCGCCATTGCCGGCGTTCCGTTCATTGCCGATGGCGAAGCCTACCTGTTCCCGGAAGGCGTCGACGACATGTTCATCACGCGCTTTGCGCCAGCAAACTACGTCGAGACCGCCAACACCATCGGCCTGCCGTACTACGCCAAGCAGGAAGTCAAGCCGCTCGGCAAGGGCGTCGACGTTGAGGCGCAATCCAACCCGATCAGCATCTGCACCCGTCCGCGCGCCGTCATCAAGCTGACCATCACGCCTTAATCCGTAATAACCAGACGGCGCACAGATTGACCTCCGCTGCGCCGTTTTTACAACAGGAGAAATGATGACGGAAATTCCAATGCGGAGGGCGCACACCTGCGATGGAGACCCGGAGACCACTTGTAATTACGCGGAAAACATGTCGGAAGCGACAGCGGAACGCGCAGTTAAAAAGTTTTTCGCCATTCTCGGCGTTGATGTCAGTAAGCCGGAAAGCGTGGAAGAGTTCCGCGAAGACCTTCGCTTCGGACGCAAGATGCGAAAGGTCGCAGATCATGGCCTTCTCGCATTTTTCGGCGTTGTCGCAGCAGCATTGGCCGCCGCTGTTTGGGCTGGCATCGTCTCAAAATTGAACGGAGGTCACTAATGGAACTGCTGCCAGACTGGAAGAAGATCGCTCGCCGGGCGTGGAGCTTCCGCCTGACCATCCTCGCCGCCATCCTGTCCGGGGCAGAGGTTGTGCTCCCGCTGTTTATCGACGCGCTGCCGCGCAACCTCTTCGCCTCCCTGTCGTTTGCCGTCCGTCTCAGGCGCGGCCGTGGCTCGCGTCGTTGCCCAGCCGAGGATGCACCAATGATGCGGCCCCGCACCACAGCCGCCGCGCTGACGCTTTCCGCTGCCGCACTGGTGACACTGGTCATGCAGGAGGGCTATTCAGACCGCGCCATCGTTCCGGTGAAAGGCGACGTCCCAACCATCGGTTTCGGCACCACGGGCGGCGTCAAGATGGGCGATACGATCACGCCACCAAAGGCGCTGGCCCGCGCGCTGACCGACATGCAGAAGTTCGAGGGCGCGCTCAAGCAATGCGTCACCGTGCCACTCAGCCAGAACGAGTACGACGCCTATGTCGGCTTCTCGTACAACATCGGTTCCGCAGCATTCTGCCGATCCGGGGTTGTCAAGAAGCTTAATGCCAGCGACTACCGGGGCGCATGCGGTGAAATCCTGCGCTGGACTTACTTCCAGGGGAAGAACTGCGCGTCCCCCGAGAATGCGCGCCTCTGCGGCGGCCTGGCGAAGCGCCGGCAGGAAGAGTACCGGCAGTGCATGGGGGATGGTTGATATGGGCCTGTTGAGCTTGATTCCGCTGCCCTATCGCATCCTGGCCGGGCTGCTGATCGCCGCCATGATTTCCGCCGCCGGATGGATGAAGGGCGCGGCGCACGTCCAGGCCAAATGGGACGCGGCAACCGTCAAGCAATCCTTGCGGGTTGCCATCGTAGAAAAGGCGCAAGCCGAGTCGACTGTGAAAATTGTCACCAAGTTTGTTGATCGCGTCCGCGTCGTCAAAGAGACCGGCGCGGCTTTAACGAGAGAGGTTGTTCGATATGTACCGTCTGATTCCTGTGATTTGCCTCCTGGCTACCGGGTGCTCCACGATGCCGCCGCCCGTGGTGAGCCTGCCGACGCCGCCGGAAATACTGATGCGGCCGCCGTCCCCGCTCAAGACGCTGCCGCCACCGTCATCGACAACTACTCCGCGTGCCGCGCCAATGCCGAGCAGCTTGTAGCCCTTCAAAACTGGGCCAAGGAAACAACGAATCTAGCGGACAGCGCAGGGGCCGCAAATGACTGATTTCTCCGTCATCGCCGCACGCCTCGACGCCGCCGTTTTCTCTCGCCTATCTGACCCTGCAACCATCGACGGCCGCCCGGTGCGTGGCATGTTCCGAGCGCCATGGATGCAGCCAGCGATGGGAACCATGCAGACCGGCCTCAACGAGCCGACACTGGTCGTGCGGGACGCAGACATTGCCGACGCCGCGCCGGGCAGCCTGGTCGTCAACGCCGGCAAGACATTCGACGTGGTGAGCATCGAGCCGGACGGCACCGGAACAACCACGCTGGTTCTTCGCTTGAGGCTGCCATGATTGGCATGGACGTCCAGGTCGGCAGCGGAGAAATAGAAAAGCTGCTGGGCATGCTTCACGTTTCAAAGGAAGCCTGCCGACGCGCATCCAAGCGCGCCGTTCGCAAAGTCGCCAAATGGACGCAGGCAACGGCCGCTAAAACAATGTCTGCTGAGATGCGCCTGCAGCAGCGGATCATGCGCGCCAGACTCCGGATGTACATGCGCGGCGACGGCATGGAACAAAAGGTCTGGCTCGGCCTGAATTCTCTGGCCGCTCGCCGACTCGGCGTTCCAAAAAGACAAGGAACGGGAACAAAGGTCGGCGCCCATTTCTTCGACGGCGCATTCCCAATCTGGAAGTTTGGTGGCGGCGTCTACCGCAGAACAACGTCCGAGCGGTTCCCGCTCGAGCTTGCCAAGCTGGAAATCGACGATGCCGGCGCCAAGGCACTGCAGGACGCATCACGCCGCGCAGAAGCCCGGCTGCTCGAGATACTGCGGCAGGAACTCAACTATGAATTTCAGAAGTCCATGGGGCGCGCAAAATGACACTCACCGACATCGTCGACGCAACCGTTGCCAAGCTCCGTGCAGCAATGCCAGACGTCCCAACTATAGAAGGCGACCCGCCGCCGCATGCGCAGCGATCCATCCGCGTTCCTGCGGTCTATATTGAGATTTCCGAGATTGAGCCGGTCAGCAACCCAGGCGACGGCCGCATATCAGTCGACGCTCGTTTTGAGGCTCGCTGCATCGTCGACCCAAACGGCACCCGCAGCCACCTTGCTGTCCGCGAGCTTGCCAGTCGCGTCGTGCGCACACTGCAGGAAAATCCGCCGACCAGTATCTGGCCACGGTCACATCAGGATCGAAAAGAGCCGGAGACGAAATGTTCCGGCCCAAAATGGACGGGTATGAGGTGTGGGTGGTGGAGTATGGCGTTGAGGTTTATCTCGGCGAACTCGAGCCAGCAGGCGTAACACCCACCGAGATTTATTTCGGCATGACACCGGCCATTGGCCCGAATCACGTCCCGGACTATGAGCGGATCACATGAGCTTCGATATTGCCGAGATAGAGCGCCGCCTTTCCAACCTGGCCCGCATCGGGACAATCGCCGAGGCCGACTACGGTAAAGCGCTTGTCCGTGTGCGCAGCGACGGATTCACCACGGAGTGGCTGCCATGGATCACCCGACGCGCGGGTGGCGACATCGATTGGTGGGCGCCGGAGGTTGGAGAGCAGATTCTGGTTATCGCGCCGTCCGGTCTTATGGAGGACGCATTTGTCATTCCATCGCTATATTCCAACAGCCGACCAGAGCCAGAGCAGTCGCCAGACAAGCACACCGTGCGGTATGCGAACGGCGACGTTGTCACGCATGACCGCAGCAACGGTTCGTGGTTCATCCAGTGCGCTGGCGAGATAACCGTCAATGCAGGCGGGCCTGTCACCATCGTTGCAGCAGGCCCGGTGCTTGTTCAGGCGCCATCCGTCACCCTGGACACGCCGGAAACCACATGCACCGGAAACCTCACTATCGCCAAGAATCTGGCGATCCAAGGGGGCAGCGGCGGCACGTCGACGCGCATCACCGGCAATATCGAAATGATCGGCAACATCGCCGTGGAAGGCAGCATCAACGCCAGCAGCAGCATTATCGACGGCGGCGGCAATACCAACCACCACTCGCACTAAAAGTCGCGCGCCGACGAGACGGCGAAAGTCATTTCAAGGCAGGTCGCTTGACACTCTGAAAACACAGGTCTAGTGTGGCGTCACTTCCGAAAACAACGGAAGACGGGTTTGACAGCCCGGAATCGAGGCGCACACCGCGCCGCAACGCGGTTTTTTTATGTGCGTCACCATGGCACACCCTAAATGGGCGGGCCGTGTGGGGAGCCGCAAGGCTCGCCGGTTCCTCGATCCGGTCTGTCAACCCGCACGGTTCCGCCCACCCCAATTGACAGTGGGGAAAGCGGAAATTGAAGCCGCTATCGTAGAGGTAACCGGCTGACGTAGGCCGAAGGCCGTAGGCAGTCCGGTTGACTGCCATGTTAGGCGCGCGCCGCGTGCCACAGGAGAACGAAAATGCAGCTATGGCTGCTGCGCCCAGCGGATGGGCTGGCGAAGAACGACGACCCGTGGGAACCGTGGTANNAAAAGGCATTTGGCTTTGTTGTGCGCGCCGAAACCGAGGCCGAAGCGCGTGACATGGCGCACGCTGAAGCCGGGGACGAGAACCGGGGCATGTTCCTTGGCCGCAAGACCGCCGACACCAACGAGCCCTGGAAGAACGCGAAGTATTCGACATGCACCGAGTTGCTTCCGAATGGCGCCGCAGAGGTGGTGATGAAGGATTTTGCGAGCGCCTAACGAGGAGTAACGCCATGCACGCCAAAACCACACCCAAGAGCGCACAGATCATCCCGCTATTCCCGGACCGACACACCCTGGAATATTGCACAAAATCCGCGCCAACGCTGTCCCCAGATGCGGTCGATGCTTACCTGAAAGCCCACAACCTAAAGGCCGTCGTTGTTATGCGCGACGATCTTCCGTTGCGAAAAGTACTCGACGTAATGGGGACGATGTGACGTCAACTGAAATTGCCAAACTGAACTACGTGTCCCGGCGTGCTCCTATGAACACGCCGCTGTTCGCTCAGGAAATCCCGCCGACAGACATTTAGTCGCACGGGCCGCAGGATGCCTGCTATCTAAACCAGAGGAGCAGTCCGTGGTTACCCGTGAGCGCCTCAAGCAACTCATGACCTACACCCCAGAATCCGGCGAGTTTCGCTGGATCAAGACGCGGGCGCGCGGCGCCATGCGTGGGCAAGTTGCCGGCCGCATTGCGAATACTGGGTACATGGTGATTGGAGTCGACGGCGCGCTTTATACCGCTCACCGCTTGGCGTTCATTTACATGACGGGCGATGACGCCAAAAACCAATTGACCACATCAACCGAATCAAAACAGACAACCGCTGGGAAAACTTGCGCGCAACAAACCGACAGATGAACGCCATGAACATGAAGAAAAAGAAGAGCGCCAGCGCCTACAAGGGTGTAACGCCGCACGGCGACAGATGGAGGGCAAAAATTTCATTCGGCGGGAAGACTCGGCATCTTGGGATTTTTAACGCAGAGATTGATGCGCACGCGGCTTATATGCACGCGGCTAAATCGGTCGCTGGACATTTTGCAACGGCGGGTATTTAGGAGAAACCAAAACATGAGTGAGCAATTTTTACACGGCGTAGAGGTAGTCGAACTCGACTACGGCGCCCGACCAATTTCAACCGTCCGGTCGAGCGTCATCGGCTTGATTGGTACCGCGCCGGATTCACAGCCGCAGACCACTGCGAGCCTCAGTACCGGCACGCTGGCCGCCAACAACGCGCTAACCTTTACCTCCGTCAGCGCAGGCGCCATCGGCAATCAAACCTCGATCAAATTGCGCAACCCGCAAACAGCCAGCGCCACGCTATCTGTTGTGGTGAATGGCTCGGCCATTGTCGTCAATCTCGCCACCGACAGTGGCGGCCTGGTAACCTCAACCGCAACCGCCGTCAAGGCCGCCATCGACGCCAAGGCAGAAGCATCCGCACTGGTGACCGTCGCCAATACCGGCGCCTCGAACGGCTCCGGCGTGGTTTCTGCAACCAACAGCACGCTGTTCCTATCCGGCGGGAATGATGAAGCCTTCCCGCTTAATATGCCGGTGTTGGTTGCCGGCAGCCGCCTCGAAGCCGCCAAGCTCGGAACCGCTGGAACGCTGCCTGCCGCCATCGACGCCATCTTCGACCAGGCCGGCGCCATGGTGGTGGTGGTTCGCGTGGAGGCCGGCATCGACGCCGCTGCTACCAAGAGCAACATAATCGGCGGCGTGGATGTTTCCACCGGCCAGTACAAGGGCGTCCAGGCGTTCCTTGGGGCCGAGAGCATCGTCAAGGTTCAGCCGAAGATTCTTATCGCCCCCGGATTCTCGAACGACATGGCTGTCGTCTCCGAAATGCTCGGCATCGCCGACCGCCTCCGCGCTGTCATCTTGGCGGATGGCCCGAACACCACCGACCAGGCGGCTATTGGCTACCGCGAGCAATTCGGCTCAGCCCGTGTCTACGTGGTCGATCCGTGGGTCAAGGTATGGGACACCGAGGCCAATGCCGAGGCGCTGCAGCCCGCCTCCGCTCGCGTTGCCGGCATGATTGCACGCTCCGACAACGACCGTGGCTTCTGGTGGTCGCCGTCGAACACAGAAATGTACGGCATCACAGGCACGGCACGATCCGTCGATTTCACGCTCGGCGACGCCAATGCCCGCGCCAACTATCTCAACGAAAACGAGGTGGCCACGATCGTCCAGAAAGACGGCTACCGCCTGTGGGGAAATCGCACTTGTGCCGCCGACCCCAAGTGGGCTTTCCTGTCCGTACGCCGCACCGCCGACATGATCAACGAATCGTTGCTTCGCGCCCACATGTGGGCCGTCGACCGCAACATCACCAAGACCTACGTCCAGGACGTTCTCGAAGGCGTCAATTCGTACCTGCGCCATCTGACGACAGTCGGGGCGATTCTCGGCGGCGAGGCATGGGCCGATCCGGCTTTGAATACTCCGGACCAGATTTCGCAAGGGAAAATTTACTTCGACTTCAAGTTTACTCCTCCGTATCCGGCTGAACACATTACTTTCCGTTCGCGCCTGGTGAATGATTACATTGAAGAGATTTTCAAGTAGACATCCAATCGTGTCCGATAAATCAATCATGACCAGAAAAGAAGCGCTTGCCGCTGGATTGCCACATTACTTCACCGGCAAGCCATGCAAGCGTGGTCATGTTTCGGCGCGCACAACCGAGAGGGGCATGTGCCTTGAATGTTCTCGTGAGTGGGCCGCTGAAAGGTATGCGTCCGACCCGAAGGCCGCTGCCGAAATAAGTCGTCGTTGGCGCGAAAAGAACCCCGGATATGCAGACGCAAACCGGGATCGCATCAACGCCAATAGCGCCAAGCATCGCCGTAGCAACTTAACAGCAGGCGCGTCCTACGCCGCGACCCGGAGAGCCAGAAAAGCCAAAGCTACGCCGCGCTGGTTTTCAGAACTTGATCGGCTGGTGATGAGTGAGGCAGAGAGACTTGCAAAGCATCGCGCCAGATCCACCTGGTTCCGGTGGGATGTAGATCACATCGTTCCTATCGCTGGTCAAGGCGTTTGTGGTTTGCATGTCGGCATCAACATTCAAGTAATTCCGGCATCGCTGAATAATCGCAAAAGCAACCGCCTGCCCGTGAATCAACAATCACTTTTCAATGGAGCCACCCCATGATTGCCGATATTTTGTATGACCTCAACCTCTTCGTCGATGGCCGTGGCTATGCCGGCCGCGTCAAGGAAATCAAGCTCCCGACCATCAAGCCAAAAATGATGGGCTACCAGGCAGGCGGCATGGCCGCCGAAGTCGACGTCCCGATGGGGCGCTTCGAGAAGCTGGAAGCGGAAGCCACGCTCTACGCCTTCGACAAAGACGTCCTGAACCTCATGCGCGTACTTCCCGGCGAGCAGTTCGCATTCACGGCGCGCGGCTCAAAAGTCAGCGACGACGGCACAAAAAAGCCGGTCGTTGTCACCATGCGCGGCCTGCTTTCAGAGGTCGACATGGACACGTGGAAACCGGGCGAGGAAATGCCGCTCAAGCTCAAGATGAGCTTGCGCTATTACAAGCTCGAGGATGACGGCGCTGTGGTTTATGAAATAGACCCGGTCAATTACAAGGCTGTTATTAATGGCAAGGATCAGCTCGAAACCACCCGCCAGCACCTGGCGATTTAACTGGAGATAAAAAATGAAGAAGCAATACACCGCACTGAAGCCTTTTGCGCATGAGAACTCCTACTGCGAGAAGGGCGCTACCGTCGAACTGACGGACAAGCAGGCCGAGTTCCTCCTGGCCGGGGAATATGTCGAGCTGATCAATGCTGCTGAACCAGCTGCTGCGTCTGCTGCCAAGACCAAGAAAACCGAAGGGGCTGCGCAATGAGCGAGCGCAGCACGATTGCGCTGGATCATCCCATCGAGGCGGACGGCGTCCGCCTTGAGCGACTATCCATCCGCCGGCCCAAAGTGCGCGACCTGCTGACCGCCAACAAGTCCGGCGGCGGCGATGAGGTCGCTCGTGAAATCCGCTTGTTCGCCAATCTCTGCGAGGTCGCCCCCGAAGTGATCGAAGACCTCGACATGGCTGACTATGGAAAGCTGCAGGATGCCTACGCGGGTTTTACGTCAGGCTCGCAGACGAAGCGAGCCTGAGACGTGTTGTAGTGGATGTGGCGAGCGTCACCGGGTGGAGCCTGTCGGAGCTTTTGGAACTAACCCACGACGAGCTTATCGCCTGGCGCGCCAGCCTTCCCGAGCAGCACGCCACATAGCAATAAAGGACCGCCCGGCATCGGCAACTGGATCAACCAGGAGCAGCCGGGCGATCAGCATCAAAGGGATTGAAGCGAGCGCAGCAAGCATGCCGACAACCGCACTCTCCATCACATTGAGGTCGCTCGTTGCGAATGCGGCAACGGCGGCAGAAAACCATATTAGATAAACGAGGATTTCCATGCTTGGGAAAATGGCGTTAGCCTTCACGATTGGGGCTGCAATATCGGACAAGCATAATCCTGCTGTCGGAAAAGTTCAAGCAGACTTCACCAAGCTCGGAAGTGCCGTCAAAAACCTGTCAGCCCAATCAAAAGGGCTTGAGCGCTTCGACAGGGCGCGTGAAGCGTTCAAAAAAGCATCCGCCGGAGCCAGAGAAGCAAAAGAAAAGCTGGCCGCACTCAAGGCGGAATATGACAAAGCGCCGTCAGACCGGCTTGAAAAGCAGATCAGACGCGCAACAGATGCCTTCGAGGCATCAAAGATTAGGGTTTCTGAAAAGCGCAAGGCGCTGACCGACTTAAACACATCACTCAGGTCCGCCGGTGTTTCAACTCGCAAGCTGGCCGACGAAAAAATCAGGCTCGGTAAGGCGCTAGACGAGTCGCGCGCAAAGCTGGAGAGATACAACGCCGTCCAGTCCCAGCGCCAGCGTGTTGGCGCAGCCTGGGAGGAAACCAAGGGCAGCGTGGCCATTGGCGCCGCTGCTGCCGCATCGTTCGGCGCCGTGGTTGCCAAGCCCGTCATGAACACGGCAAGGCACGAAGACCAGATTCGACAAGTGGCGATCACCGGGGAATTCGCCGGAACCGAGCAAGAGGCGCAACTTGGCGCAACCGTGCGCAGGAATGCGCAGCTATTCAACCAGACCACCGAGGACATCAATAAGGGGCTTCAGGTTCTCGTCGCAGAAGGCGTCGACGCACGCAAAGCCGGAGACATGGCCGCCATTCTCGCCAAGGGCGCAACGGCCACCCGAGCGAGCTTTGAAGACCTTGCAAAAATGACGGCAAACTTTGACAAGGTTCTTGGCGTCAAGGATATGGAACTAGCCTACAGCCAGGTTGCCAAGGCCGGAAAGCTCGGCAGCTTCGAGATCAAGGACATGGCAAAGTGGTTCCCGAACCTCGGCGGCATGATGAAGTCGCTCGGAGTCACCGGGAACGATGCCGTGGTCAGCATGGCGTCCCGTCTGCAGATCGCCAAAATGACAGCCGGCAGCAGCGACGAGGCCGCAAACAACCTGAAAAACTTCCTCGCCAAGCTAACAAGCCCTGACACGCAAAAGGACTTCGGGAAGCTCGGTATCGACCTGCAGAAGCGGATGATGACAGCGGCTGCAAAGGGGCTCGACCCGATTTCTGCCGGCGTCAGCACCGTCATGGAGCAAATGGCGAAGAAATCACCCGAGGCTGCAGCCGCCATGAGGAAGATGGCAGCCGAGGTTGCTGCGATAAAAGACCCGGCAGAGCGCGCTGCGGAGCTTGAGCGCCGTCGTGGCTTCATTGAGAAGCTCGGGGAGAGAGCGGGCATCGGACAAATGTTCCAGGACATGCAAGCCGTGTCCTATCTGCTTGCGGAGGTGCAGAACCAGGACAAGCTGAAGTCGATTACCGAACAGACGAAAACAGGCCGATCTGCATCCGGCGCCATGACCATTGATCAGGACTTTGCAGATCAAATGGATTTGACGACGGAAAAGCTGAAGTCATCCAGCATTGCACTCAGCGAGTTTGGGAAAGTCGTCGGCACGGCATTGATGCCAGCCGTTCGGGTTGCCATCGACGGATTCACAACCGTAGTCACCGGCCTGGCGAATCTCGGAAAGGAATTCCCCAAGGCCGCCCAGGCCGTGGTTATCGGCGCAACCCTGATCGGCGGCGGACTGGTTGTCGGCAAGCTGATCCTGGCCGCACGGTCAATCATCGGCCTTGTTTCTGCATTGCGCGGACTATCGGCGGCCCAGTCCGCTCTTTCTGGTGGCGGCATGATTTCCAAGCTGATCGGCGGGTTCTCGCGCATCGGCCCGGCGATTGGCGCCGTCGCCCGAACTGTTATGTCCTACGGCCCGATGATCGGGAGCGTTTTGTCTGGCGTTTTCCGCGTTCTGGCATTTACCCCANNGGGACGGGCGTGTATCGCTCATCGTCGCAGCAGGGACGCTCATCTGGCAAAACTGGGACAGGATTAAGGCCGCCGCTTCAACGCTGTGGGATGGAATCAAGATCGCGTTCTCGTGGTCACCACTCGGCATGATCGTCAACAACTGGACTGCCATCACCACGTTTTTCCAGACCATGCCGTCCAAGTTTGCAGCATACGGATCGGCAATCATCGACGGTCTATCCGCTGGATTTTCCGCAAAGATTGAGGCGCTCAAGGCAACCGTGACCGGACTCGGCGATAGCGTTGCTGGCTGGTTTAAGGAAAAGCTAGGCATCCGTTCGCCGTCCCGAGTTTTTATGGGATTCGGTGAAATGGTCGGCGAAGGCGCCCGCCTCGGCATTGCATCAACGATTGGCGCCGTGGCACTCGCCGGTAGCCAGCTTGCCAGCGCAGCCCAAGCAGACCTCTCGGCCTCGAACATCCCGCCCGCCATTGCTCGTCAGGCAGTCAGGCCAGCAACTGCTGCAGGCCAATCTGGGCAAGCTCAAGGCGCAGCGCCATCGGTCAGTATTACCCAGACATTCCACATCACCCAGCTTGCCGGAGAGGATTCGGCGGCATTGGCCAGGAGAGTTGCTGAAATGGTTAAACGAGAAACAGAAGGCGCGAAGCGCGCCGCACTCGGAGACTGGGCATGAGCGGGTTCAACGTCGACATTTCCGGGATTATTTCTGGCGCCATCACTCCGGTGAAGAACGCAGTTTCAAGCGCGGCCAGCATCATCGACCGGGCGAAATCTGCTGTTTCCGGCGCATCCGGTGCGCTTGGTCAGGTGACGGCATCGCTTGAGAAAAACAGCCTTGTGTCGTTCGCCAAGGGGTTTGCGGACGCACCAACCAACGCGCTGTCATCCGCCGCAAAAAAGCTCGGATTCGACGACGCGGCGAAGGCAATCAAGACGGGCCGGATCGACGACATTGTTTCCGCCGCCGGGAAAGACGCGGTCGAGCTTCTGACGGCAGAAGGCACGCGCCGGATCAACAAAGCCATCGATGGCATGCTTGGCGGCATCGGAGAACTTCTCGGCTCGCTTGATGCATCCGACCATCCGCCAGTCGGCGATGTGCTTTTGATCCTCGGACTGTTTCCGTTCATGGTCGGCACCATGGCGCACCAGAGCATCAAGCGGACCAGCGAGTACCGATGGCCGAACCAAGACAGAATAACCCGCGCTCCGGCCCACCAGTTCGTCGGCATCGGCATTGATCGGGTTGAGCTTGAGGGCTACCTGCTGCCGCACTACACCGGGAGCACGTCCCACATCCAGACCCTGCGCCGCATGGCGGAGGCCGGCGATCCCTACGAGCTTGTCGACCATTACGGCAGCGCCTATGGGCGCTACGTCGTCTTGCGCGTAGAGGAAACCCGAACAGAGCTTGACCGCGTCGGCCAGCCGCGCCGCGTCGATTTCCGCCTGGAGCTTGCCGCTTATGGCGAGGACGATGTGGTGGCAACCACCAGTGGCGCACCACAAAAAACAGCATCAAGCGATCAGCAGCCGGAGGAAATGACAGCATGAGCAGGGTTTACATGACGCGCGACGGCGAAATCGACTCGACGCCATTGCTGCTCGCGTTTATGGCAGCGAGGCGGCAGTGCACAACATCCTCGACGCCAACCCAGGCATTGCATCCCTCCCGGAAAGACTCCCGGCTGGCGTGAAGATCGTATTGCCAGACCTCCAGACGCCTGTCGGCAATCCGAAAACCGTCCGCCTTTGGGGGCAAGGATGAAGCCGACATTCCGTGTGGTCGCTGACGGCGCCGACATCACCGCAAGGATCGCGGAGCGCCTCCTGTCGATCCGCATCACCGACGAAGCCGGAATCACCTCCGACCAGGTGGAGATTTCTCTCGATGACCGAGGTGGAGAAATCAGCCTTCCGCCGACCGGCGCCGAATTATCGGTGTCGCTAGGTTATGAAAACGGCATTATCTACAACCTCGGCAAATACAGCGTCGACGAGGTTGAAATATCCGGGCCGCCGTGGTCAATGACCCTGCGCGGCAAAGCTGCCGACATGAAGGCAAGCCTCAAAAGCTGGCGAAAAGCCGATTACCACAAGACAACGCTCGGAAAGATTCTGACCACCATTGCGCAGCGCCACGGGCTGAAGCCGGCCATTGCCAGCGAATTCGCCGGCATCGCCGTCGACCACCTCGACCAGACCTACGAATCCGACCTTCACATCATCACCCGCCTAGCCGAACAGCACGGCGCTGTGGCGAAGCCGGCCGGCGGGAGTCTTCTGTTCGTGAAGCGCGGCGCAGGCGTGGATGCCAGTGGAAAGCCACTCCCGCCCGTGGCCATTCCGGGCCACCAAATAATCGACTGGCGCGCGGCGATTCATGACCGCCAGTTTTACTCCCGCGTCGGCGCCCATTACAAGGACAAGCGCGGCGCCAAGGTGACCTACGTCTATTCAGGCGATGGCGAGCCAGTGATGTACTTGCGCCACCCATTCAAGAGCCAGCAGGACGCCGTTTCAGCAGCCGAGGCCAAGCTGCGGCAATTGAAGCGCGGCCGGACGTCGCTATCACTCTCCATTGTCGGTAACCCGATGATCTGCGCAGAAATGCCGATTATCGTGTCCGGGTTTCGAGACGGCGTCGACGGCGACGTGGATTGTGACCAGGGCGGAACACACGCTCGATAGCGGAGGGCTGACAACGCGCCTCGAGGCGCAGCGCCGCGACGACTTCGCCATCGACCAGTCCGGAAGTGAGAGCAACTAGGAAGCCAGGCGACAGGAAATCCCGCCGACAGACGCCGCCCGCGAATATCGGCACTCTGCTGCTCCATGAGCGGCATGAACACACACTCCGGCGGCGAGCTTGACGGCATTGAGCACCTCAAGCAATCGATCCGCGACATTCTGACCACCCCGATTGGGACGCGGGTAATGCGCCGCGCCTATGGGTCACGCCTTTTCGACCTCGTCGACGCGCCGATCAATCGCAGAACCATCGCGTCGATTTATGCGGCCACGGCTGATGCGCTGCGCAAATGGGAGCCTCGATTCGTTCTCAAGCGCGTCTCGCTTGAGAAGGCGACGCCAGGCACCGTCTCGTTGACGCTGTTCGGCGAGTACGTCGCCAACGGTAGCACCGGGAACACTACTCTGACCGTCGAGGTGGCTCGGTGAGCATTGACCTGACCAAACTGCCGGCGCCGGCCGTCGTTGAATCGCTGAATTTTGAAACGATTCTGGCGACCATCAAGGCGGACGTTATCGCCAATTACCCAGACTCCGCAGCAACCTTGCAGCTTGAATCCGAGCCGATCACAAAGCTGATCGAGGTTTTTGCATACCGCGAACTCATACTGCGGGCGCGCATCAACGACGCGGCGCGGTCGGTCATGCTCGCCTATGCAGCCTCAACCGATCTTGACCACCTGGCCGCCCTAGTTGGCGTGTCGCGCCTCGATGGCGAAACAGACGAGCGCCTCCGATACCGGACGCAGCTTTCGCTCGAAGGATTCTCGACTGCTGGCCCGGTGCTTTCCTATGTGTTCCACGCGCTATCGGCGTCGAATCAGGTCAAGGACGTCCATGTTGATAGCCCAACCCCAGGAGAGGTTCGTGTCGTTGTCTTGGCGACGCCGTCTGAATCGAACCAGAACGGCATTCCGAGCGCCGAACTTCTCGACTGCCGTCGATTCAATACTGAACGCAGAGGATGTTCGCCCGCTGTCGCGACACCGTCACCGTTGTTCCCGCTTCCGTCCTGTCCTACGCTGTATCAGCCACGCTGACATGCGTTCCCGGCCCAGATACGGCAGTTGTTCTATCCGCCGCGCTTTCTGCCTGCCAGACATACGTGGCAGAGCAATTCCGCCTCGGGTACGACGTGACGGTTTCCGGTCTTCATGCCGCCCTGCACCAGCCCGGCGTGATGCGCGTTGACTTGTCCAACCCATCCGAAAACATCGCCGTCGCCAATGACCAGGCAGCACGCTGCACCGGGATAAATGTAACCATCGCCGGAGTTGGCGTGTGAGCACATTGCTCCCGCCCAACAGCAGCCCGCTTGAGCGCGCCGTTGAGGCCGCCACGGCGCTTGAGATCGCAACCCCGATCAACACCCTATGGAATCCGGACGAATGCCAGGCTGACGCTTTGCCATGGCTCGCCTGGGCGCTTCACGTCGACAACTGGGACGAAGCCGCCACCGAGTCGCAGAAGCGCGACGCCATAAAACAGTCGATCCATCTGCACCGGAAAAAGGGCACCCCATGGGCCGTCAAGCGCGCACTGGCGACTCTTGGCGTTGAGGTCGATTTGCTCGACCAGCGTGCCCAGCGCGAAATTTACGCTGCACTCGATCCCAACAGGATCAATGGCACGTGGGCACTGGACGGAACCCGTAAGGTGACTGCGCTCGAGCGCATCACTGGCGTTCCCCAGATTCAGCACTGGGCGCAGTTCATCGTTCGGATGAACATCGCAGAACTCGCCCGGCCCGAGTTGATTGATCGCATGCGCGCCCTGATCGACGAGTGGAAGCCCGCCCGGTCGTGGCCGATCTTTACTTTTTGGCTCCGCTTCTATTTCACGGTCACCATGACCGCCGAATCGCGCTTCATCATGCAGAAGCGCATCCCGGCCCGCTACCCGTGGTGCGGTCGCGTGGTGACGGATCGCCAGGACGCCGCCTGGTCGCTCGGCATCGACGGAACACCGGCACGCTTGCCGGAGCCGTTCGGCAGCTTCGCGGTTGGTCGGCGCTATGGCGGGGAAGTGAACTGGTGGCTGACCTCATGCCGCAACGTAAGCCGCGCCAGCATCACCAGCCGATCAAGCGTACCCATGTGGCCACGCGAGACCTTGCCCATAGAAGGCACCGTTCGCACCCCATATCCAATCAAGCTGTTCCGCCACACCCGCCGACTTGACGGCGCATGGCGCATCGGCACACCGACAAAGCTCGGCCGCTTTGACCTGTCCGGGAGCACCCGGCTTGCTCGCCATCCGATGCTGTCCGCCAACCGCCTCGGCGAATTCAAGCTCCACGAGCCATCCAGAGAAATACCCGACCCGCGCCCTGTGCGTCTTTCGCTTTCTGGAAACTGGCGCCTTGGCGGCCCGGTAAGCCCGGCATTTAGAACCCAATCAACAAGGATCGCCCATGTCTGAAACCGTTACCTCAAACGCCTATCGGCGCCGCATCGCAAAGCACATGGCCGACAACAGCCCGTTGCCGCCGTTTGGCTTCATGGCATTTGGCGATGGAGGCCACAACCCAGACCTGACCCCGAAGGCACCGAACCCGGATGCCTCTGCGCTCGCGCATGAACTGCTCCGCAAGCCGCTGTCGAGCATCACACAGCCCACGCCCTACACCGTGGAATGCGAGGGACGCATCGATGCCGGCGAATTGACCGGCGCCTTCGTCTCAGAAGCGGCGCTGCTGGACGCAGACGGCCAGATCATCGCCATCAAAACCTTCGCCCCGAAAATCCGCGAGGCGGACGAGTTGTACCAAGTTTTCATCGAACCCCGTTTTTAACCAGGAGCGGCCATGACCCTACCGAATCAAAGCATCACGCCAATCCCCAACAACGAGCCGGATGCCGTCCCGTCGCTGTGGAACTCGCGCTATGAGGAGATTGACGAAAATTTCGCCAGCCTCGACCAGCGCCAAACATCAACCGAAAACGAGATCGAAGCCGCCCGCGCTGGCGGTGGCTCGCTGGCGGCCACCATCAATGCCATCATCACGCAAGTCGGCGGCATTTCCGGCACCCTGAACGGCCTGGCCTCGCCCACGTCGGTACAGAACGCCGTCACGCTGGACTGGCTGTACCGTAACCGCCGCATCGCTTTCGAGCTTTTCGCGGCCGGCTACAACCTGCAAAACCACCTGGGCGTTTCCGTCACCAGCGGCATCATGGGCGACGACTCCCTGGACATCGCCGATACCAGCGGCGTGAAAGTCGGCGAAGACTACCTGCTGTCCGATGCAACCGATACCGCCCTGGTGCGGATCACCGCGATTCACTCCGGCACGCGCCTGCGCCTGGCGGCCAACCTGTCCCGTAACTGGGGCGCTGGCGCCAAGCTGACCGGCTCCACGCTCGTTGCACGGCCCGAAGGCGGCGTCGATGGCGCCATCGGCGGCCAGTGGGTGTCTCGCGCGCTCAACCTTGGCGACAACAACACATCCCGCGCCGTCGTCATTCGCCGCAGCTTGAATGCCGGCGAGGCACGCCTGTATTTCCGCGATGCCTACACCACGGCCTGGACTGAGCGCGCCTGGTCGGTGCGTCGTTCCGGCGGCGGCACCAGCGGCGTGCCGGAAGGCTTCGCCGACTACGAATACGTTGTGCCGATGCGCGGCGATGGCTATCTGCGCATGGTGGTCGATGGCGAGCCGATGGTTATCAAGCACATCGTCGCGCTGGGCGGCGGTACTGAGCAGGGCGGCTACGTCAATCCGCTTATGCGCCCGAACGCGCCCACGATCAGCAGCCCGGCCACCGGCGCGACCAACGTCATCGAGACGCCGACGCTGACCGCTTCGAACTACGTCAGCCCGGCCGGCAACGCCTTCGCCACGGCGCAGTTCCAGATCAGCACCAGCAGCACCTTTGCCAGCGTCCTGCACGACTCCGGCGAAAAGTCGGCTATGACCTACTCGGTTCCGGCCGGCGTGCTTGCCGTCAATACCACCTTCTACGTCCGCGCTCGCGTCAAGGACGTTGCCGGCCTCGTGTCCGATTGGGCGACGATCACCAGCTTCACGACCAAGGCGAGCTACGCCTACGTCAATACCCCGACCGTCACCACGCCGACCAACGGCCAGACCGAAATCCCGGAACAGCCGACGCTGCAATCCGCCGCCTTCGCCACGACCGGCGGCGCCGACACGCACGCCTCCAGCCAGTGGCAGATTCGCCTCGCCGCAAACGACTGGAGCGCGGTGCTGCATGACTCTGGTGCCGACACGGTCAACAAAACCAGCTACACGGTTCCGGCCGGCGTGTTGGTTGCCGGGCAGACCCAGTATGTGATGCGCGTTCGCCACACCGGCACCAGCCTGGGCGCGTCCGAGTGGTCGTCCGACATCGCCTTCACGACCAAGCAGCAGTTCGCCCAGATCATCGGCATTGTATTGACAGCGACCGGCGGCGGCGCCGGCACCTGGCAGCGCGTCGATGAGAATTTCAATGCCATCACCACCACGGCCGCGACCTTCAACAACCACCCGACCTATGCAGGCGTGGTTGCGCAGACCATCGACGGCCAGGCCATGACGAAGGTGCCCAAGTATCACCTGAAGATCGGCACCGTGCCGAGCGGCACCTACGCCGGCAAGCGTTACTGGATGGTTTCCGACCAGCCTGCGTCCGGCTTCTCGGTGCATCCGGCCTTCATGAATGCCGGCGCGCAGGTCGACCAGTTCTGGGTGGGCAAGTACCAAGGCACGAACGACGGTGGCACCAAGCTGGGGTCTGTCTCCGGCGTCACCCCGCTGGTATCCATCGACTTCCCGACCATGCAAACCCGCGCCACCAACCGCAACACCGGCGGCGTCACCGGCTTTGGCCTGTGGAATATCTACCAGCTTTCCGCGATCCAGACCCTGGCGCTGATCGAAATTGGCGGCTCCGATAGCCAGACGCTGGTCGGCCAAGGCAACGTCAGCGGTTCGGCCGCGTTGGCAGTCGATAACGCCACCGTGGCGCAAGCCTCCTGGCGCGGCATCGTGGGTCTCTGGGGCAACGTGTGGCAAATGGTCGATGGACTGCAAACCGACGCCAGTTCAAAGTACATGATCTGGGACAAGAACGGCAACAAGGCTTACCAGACCACCAGCCTGACGGCGCCGGGCAGCAACTATCCCGTCACGATGGCGACCGCCAGCGGTACGGATTACGACCTGGCGACCGTCTTTGCTGCCGAAACCACCAATGCGACTGCCGGCAACGGCACCTATGGCGACTACTTCTGGCAAGCCGCCTCGTGTGTCGCCTACCACGGCGGCAATTGGAGCACCGGCGCGGACGCCGGCCTGTTCTCTCTCTACGTCGGCTACGCCGCGTCGTTCTCGCACACGAGCATCGGCGGCCGCCTCGCAAAGGTGTAATGGGTCATGTGACCTGTGTCATGTAACCGGGCTGGCCCGCCAAGCGGGCCGCCCATCCCTCTCACAAGGAGCACTGAATGAAAATCGAAAATGGTTCCCTGGTTGTGACCGTGGAAGGCGTCGAAAAGACCGTTCCGCTGGCGACCATCGCCGCCGATGCCAAGGTGAAAGCCTGGATCGTTCCCGCCGACTACCGCGCCGACCGCCTGTTTGTCGCCGTCACCATCAAGGGCGAAGCCGAAGAAATCCCGGCCTGCGATCTGGCGGCGTGCGAATTCCTGGGCGAGCTTGAGCTTGATGCCGGCGACGACGCCAAGCTGGAAGCCGTGAAGGCGGCCAAGCGCCTCGAAATCAACGAGGCATGCAATACCGCCGTGGCTGCCCTGGCCGCCTCCTACCCGGAGCGCGAAATCCAGTCCTGGCCGCAGCAAGTCAAGGAAGCCGAAGCCCTGGCCGCCGACCCGCAAGCTGCTGCGCCGCTGCTGACCGCCATCGCCGAAGCCCGCTCGCTGCCCGTGGTTGAACTGGCATCGCGCGTGCTGGGCAAGATGAACGCCTACGCCGCCGCGTCCGGCGCGCTGATCGGCCGCCGGCAGGCTGCCGAAGACCTGATCGACGTAGCCGCAACGCCGGAAGACGTTGCCGGTATCGCCTGGTAAGGACTCGGTCATGAAACGCTACTGCGCCCGGATCGGGCTGCTGATTGGCTCCATGCTCATGGCGCTGGCCGGCAACCTGATCGCCCTTGGCGCGGCCGTCATGGGCAGCAACCGGGCGTGGCCCGTCGCAGTAGCCAACGACCAGGCGCTGAATGCGGCACTGGTCGGGCGCACCGGCAGCGAAGACGAGACCGTCAGCAGCCGGGCCGGCAAGGCGGCGCGCAAGGGGAAGGTCTGGGGCTGTCTGCTCTGCCGCCTGCTGGACAAGATCGACCCTGGCCATTGCGAGGCGAACATCGAGCACGACGAAGGGGAGCGGACGCTTGAGTGAGGCTCACCTTGCCTTGATGACCAAGCTGGAGGAACTGGACGCCTACACGCACACCGTTTTGCACCAGTTCCCGAAGCTCGAACGCCATTTGCTGTGCGCCGAAATGCGCACGGCCATGAACAAGATCATGCGGCTGACCGTGGTTGCCTGGAAGCGTCGCCAGAAGTCCGGGGCTGGCGGGACGGCGTTCAACCCCCTAGCGGTGGTCTGAAATTATAGGTGCGCCCAAGTAATCCTCTGCGCGGCATTGTTAATGCTTGCCGGGTGCAGGTTTTTGTAATCTCTAGCAATGACCTCAGTGCTTTCCCCTTTGGAGAATCTTGCGCGAATCTCAAAAACATCGGTTTCCGTGAGTTTTGACCTGCCGTTGCGGACGCCTTCCGCATAATTCCCGTTATTCCTGAAGGCGTCATCAACGTTTTCTTGCATTGATCCGTACTCAAGATTCGCCAGTCGATTATCAAAACAGTCATCATTCAGATGTCGCGCAACCACCCGCTTTTCTCTGATGCCATGGAAGCATTCAAGGATGAAGCGATGCGCAGTTTTAAGGGTTCTTTTCTTGTTGACCGTGAAACTCAGCCGAAGGTAAGGCGGCGTGTATGGAGACTTCACCTTGAATAAACGGGCAAGCTCCCAATCGCCATAGGCAGTTACTCCGCCTTTTTTAATGCCCTTGAACGAATGAGCCTTTCGGTAAATGTTGCCATTCTCATCGGCGGCATAGTTTTCAGTCAGCGGATGCGCTGCAACCTCAATCTGATTTCCGTTGATTTCGATTAGCATGATGTGTGTTACATAGTGTGTAAAATCGTAATGTATCACACATAACGGCAAGAAGAAAACGATGCTAGAACTCGGCGAGGCCGTGAATGGCCTGGCGCTTTCGCTCAATCCGAAGACGGCGATCCACCCGTGGCAGCGCGGTGTTGATTTCTGCGGATACCGCATCTGGCCGACGCACATTCTGCCACGCAAGCGGAACATCAAGCGGGCGCGCGCCGATTTCCGCGAACTGGCGAGCCTGTATTACCACGGCGAGGTAGATCTTGAGCATGTCAGGCAGCGCGTCATGTCGTTCTTGGCTTACTCGAAGCACTGCAACGCTCACCGCACCGTCGAGGGCGTTCTGGGCGACCTGGTACTAGTGCCCGGCCTGCACGACATCCCCGGCAAGCTGGCGCTAGGCGGCTGACGGTATGCGTCAAAGCAGGGGAGCGGGTATCATAGTTGGTATTCAGCCGTCCGTTTTTCTGGAGAAATTATTGAGCATGGCATTTTTCATGGCATTAGAAAGCAATCACCGCGAAGAGCGGCATGGATACTGGCTATTGTTTGCTTATTGACGATCGAGTGGGA